CTAGCGGATGACCGCGGTGTAGCGGCGTCCAGCCGCGATGAAGCGGAGCTGGAATCGGCCGTCCTGCTGGATGAAGTCGAGCACGCGGTCGGCACCTCCGTCGGCGGAGATCAGCCACAGGTACGCCTCGGAGCGGTCCGGTCGAATAGGGGCAGACCGGATGGCCTCAGCCAGGGCGTCGATCGCGCCCTGGAGGGTGGCATGGGAACTGGGGTCGGCGAGGCCGTCGATGGTGAGGGTGTAGGTCGAGCTCAGGGCGTGCTCCCGGATCAGGTCCCCCCGGGTTGCGACAGGCATGATATCGAACAAGCCTTCGTATAGTGGCGTTGTATCGGTACAGACTTTTGATCACCGGCCGGTCAGCGTCAAGGGGTGCCGCCGAGATCCACCCCCAGCACCTACCAACAGGACGTCCGCCACGAGGTCGGTGCGCGCGCCCTATCCTTCCGGCTCCAGGCCGGCCTCAGCCAGGAAGAGCTCGGCGAGCACTCCGGAATGGACCGCCGCACGATCGGCCGGATCGAACACGGGACGGTCGCTGCGACGCTCGATCAGCTCGCCGCGATCGCGCGCGCTCTCGGCGTACCACCCTGGCGACTCCTGCGGGACGAGTAGGCCCTGGCCGACCGCGCCCGCAGTACGGCCGGCCAGGGAGCGCGTGCCGCTATTCGGTCGGCGGCGGAGTGGGCGGCGGCGGACTGCTGGGGCCAGCCGGCGGCGCCTTCGGGCCGCCGATCCCACCGCTACCCCCACTGGGGTCTTTCTGAGCCACGTCGTCCTCCTCAATCTCTTCCGCCGGGATCTGGTCCGGCGGCGGCATGGGGGGGTGGAACTTCGTCCGGGTCGGCGCGGCAGCTCCGCGACGACGGCCGGGGTACCGGCCCTGGCGGTCCGGGGGGATGACGTTGCTCATCGGCTGGCCTCTCTGTGGTGCGGCCCGGGTGGCCGGACCACCCATCGTGGCGCGGCTGGCAGGGGCCCGTGGCCGATTCAGCACTGCTGTCGTCCCTGAGGACGCCGCGCCTTCGGGTCGGGGCAGTGGCCGCTCACCAGCTCTCGCCGCTCGTCCACGGTCCGGTACAGCCGCCCGCGGGTGTAGGTGCCGCACGTCCGGCAGTACCCGATGGTCTCCGGCATGCGCGGCCGGTCACCGCCGACCGCGCTCACTCGGCGTCGGGCGAATCGTCGGCGGACGCGGCGGACGCGGCGGAGGCGGGCTGTTCGGCGGCCAGCTGGTGCCGCGCGCGCTGCTTGGCGAGGTACACGTCCACCCCGGCGACAGCCGCACGCCACTCGGGACTCCGCGTGTCCAGGTAGTACCTGTCGTCGGGGTCGGTCACAGGGACTCCTTGGCGCCAGTGCGCGAGCCGTCGACCGGGGCGGCCAGCAAGAGGACGGCCTCGTCGATAGCAGACCGCAGTCCCGCCGCGGTGGTCAGCTGTCCGGACCCGTCGGGTGCCTGCACCCAGTAGGCGCCCAAGGGGGCGAGTCGGCTCGGGTCCGGGACCGCCAGGTAATGCCCGTCTCCCAAGCATTGAGAGGAGTCGTCGTGCCAGGAATCCGCGGTGCCGGTGGGCACCAGGACGTAGAGCTTCCGGGTGTCCGCGAACGCGATCACCGGACCGGTGACGGAGGGGTGCGGGAGCAGGCGGTCCGTCAGTGGGGCATAGATCTCGACGACGTCGAAGAGCCGGCCGCAGGGCATGATTGCGACGCCGTCCGGGTTGTGCTCCCACCAGCGGTAGGCGTGGCCCGTGTCCGGGTCGCTGGCGGCGAGCCAGGCACGGGCGGCGTCAAGCGGCGGTGCCGACATGGAACGATCCCCTCACTCTCGGTCAGTGAGGGGATCGTTCCACCTGCAAGTGCGGGTTTCCGCACAAAGTGTGAGGAGTGAATCCCGCCGCGAACTATTGACAGGCCGTCAGACTCCTGCCCACTTGGCGAAGCTGGCGACCTCGTCAGAGCCGCCGCGGTCCAGGCGGACCAGGGTCGCGGCCGTGGTCCGCACCGTGGGGTGGAAGCGGGCATGGTTCGGGGCGACAGCCCGGGCCCGCTTCAGAGAGCGGAAAGCACGGTCGCGATCGCCCTGCGCGAGCCGAGCAGACGCAACGTCGATGTGGTGATGCGACGACCGCTCGGACGCCAGCCCGGCCGGCAGCGTCCACTCCTCGGCCCCCTGCTCCTCGCCCCACTGGTGCAGACGGGCGAGCGCCTGCTCGGTGTCGCCGGTGTCGATCAACCCGGCGATCTCGTGGATCCTCACATTGCTCGGCCCGAACGACAGCTCCATGTGGTCGGTGTCCCCGCCCACCCAGGCCGCGAGCACCCGGGCCTCGGCCAGGTACTGGGCCGACCGGTCCGGCTGGCCGTCCCGCGCTTCGAGGATGGCCAGCTTCAGGTACAGGGCGCCGGTCACCGCCAGGTGCGCCTTCGTGTGGCACTGCTCCGGCGCCAGCCGCTCTACCTCATCCACCAGCTCGGTCAGGATGCGGCGGGCGGAAGCGAACGACCCGGTGCGGAGCATGGCGCCCGCGCGCAGGTACGCGGCAGTCACCTGCAGCAGCGGCTCTCCCGACCGGTCCGCAGCCCAGTGCACCCGGTCGATGGCTGTGAGGCTCAGGTCGTGGTAGCCGAGCTTGTGGCTCAGGCTGTTCGCTGCGCGGTAGCCCCTCGCCAGCCAGCCATACGCGCGGGCCTGCTCGCGCCCGACCGAGGTGAACGCCACGTGCGTCAGCTCGGACAGCAGTCCGGGCAGCAGCGGTGCCATAGGCACGTAGGCGCCGTTCTGCCGCATCCGTGCGACCTGCTCCATCTCGGCGGCGAGGACCGGCAGCGGGCGAGGTGCGGCATCCAGGTCGTCCGGACTGTTGTAGGTCAGCATGATCCGACGCAGGGCCGGGATCACAATTTGCACTCCGTCCTCGGACTCGGCGCCGTTGACATAGGGCTGGCCGAGTAGCCGCTCGGGGCCGATCGACAGGGCCGTCGCGATGCGCACGACCATGCCGGGAGCGGGATTCCGGGATCCGGCCTCGTACTTCTCCATGGCCGACTCCGAGGTGTCCACCCGTCGTGCGAGCTCACGGACGGTCAGGTGTCGGATCTTGCGGTGCTCGCGGATTCGCTCGCCGATCGTGCTGTTCATGCTGCCCCCAGCTCTGGGTCTCCTGAGTGCAGGGTAAGCGGCGGGCGACCGCCCTGGTATGGGCTCTGTGTGAATTGTCGGTTTCAGTCCCGCCACTTGGGGCTGGCCGCCCCAGCACTGACCCTGGACACGACGAAGCGCCCCCGCCCGGGAGTCCGGGCGGGGGCGCGGTGGTTCAGCGGGAGACGAGCGGGACAAGGTAGCCGCCGAGCGTGCCGAGCAAGCTGCCTGCGCCGATCGCGATGTACACCTTCCGTTCCAGCTGGTCGAGGCGGGTCTCGTGGCTGTCGACCTTGCGGTCGGTCTGGTCCCCCCGCTGCACGAGCAACTGCAACTGGCCCTGCGTCTTCGCATTGCCGACATCCACCGACCGGCGGAGCTCGGCGAGTTCAAGGGCCACAGACACTCCGGGGTCGACAGGGCTGGTCACTGGCGGTCCCGCAAGGCGAGGAGGTCCGCGTCCGGCCGGGCGTAGGCCGGCGGCCGAGCTATCCCGAGGAACCAGCCCCAGCCCGGGCGCAACTGTTCCAGCCTGCGGAACGCCGCGTAGTAGACCGTGCTGAAGGCGACGGTCAGCCAGGCGGTCAGCTGGGCGTCCTCGACGTGGAAGCCCAGCCGGGTCGCCTGAGCGCCGACCAGGCCGACGAGGGTGGGGACGACGGTCCGCCAGACGGATACCAGGAAGTCGTACATCCGGCTCTCCTCAGGCGCGCAGGGCGCGGTCGTAGGCCACCAGCTGCAGGAACTCGGCATCCTGGCCGTACGGGATCTCACGGTCCGGCCTCGGGCTGCCCCAGGACAGGTACTCGGCGGGGGTGATCTGCCGGACGAGCCCAGACGGCCAGATGCCGAAGACCTCGGTTCCGGCGCCCTGCTGGGGGTGGCCCTTGACGAGGATCAGGCCCTCGGGGCGGGGGATGGAAAGAGTCATGGTCAGACTCCGATCGCTCGGTAGATCGCCGGGCGGATGCGCCGGCGCGGGAGAGGGGTGGGGGCCGGCGGTACGGGCACCGCCGGAGTGGTGGGCACCGGAGCACCCGCAGCAGCAGCTGCGATGCCGGGCATCACCAGGTCGTGGAACTGCCGCACCCGGGCGTCCCCCGGGCAGGCCGTCCCGCCGTCCGACCAGGCCGGGAACAGGCGGTGGTAGCCGAACCCGGGATCCGAGTCGGATCGGCACACCCGAATCGGGATGCCGTGGGTACGGTGCAGCCACAGGCCGAGCCCGATGAGCGCCGCCACCTGGGCGTCCGTCCACGGGTCGGTATGCCGGTCGTTGCTCGCCGTCTCGACGCTCACCGCGCCGGTGCCGTCCGGGCGCCGGTTCGCGCGGAAGTTGGCATCGGCGCGGGTCTGAGTGCCGATGAACTGGCCGAGGCTGCCGTCGTATCCGAGCCCGAAGTGGCAGTCCAGGTTGGTGCTGTCGCGCCAGTACTCGTAGATGCGCTGCGGCGTCCACGGCGCGGCGATGCTGTGGAAGATGACCTGCGTCGGCACGATCGCCGGTTGGTCGTCGGACTCGGGCTGCAGCTCCATGCGCTCAGCCCCGGGGTACCAGGCCAAGGGGGCCTCCAGGTGTGCGAGAGCCCCGACCGAGCGGCCGGGGCGGGATGGGCCTGGGCTCAGGCGAGGGCGACGTTGGTGATGGTCGCGGCCAGGCCCAAGTTGGCGTAGTGGCGGAGCACCACGGTGCAGCCGGCGTCCGCCAGGGGCTGAGCAATGTCGCGGGCCTCCCGGATGCCGCCGCTGTAGTCGTCCTCGCGGGACGGCCAGCCCGGGATGTCCTCCTCGCTGGTGATCGCGTAGACGACCCACTCGATGGTCGGGCTGTCCCGCAGCGGCCGGGCGACGGCGAGGAGCCACAGCTCGCCGAAGGTCCCCCACAGGTCGGGCGACATCGCGCCGGCCCGGCCAGCGCGGTACTCGTCCCGCGCGTAGCCGTCGAGGAACGGCGTGAGGGTGGTGACGTCGGGTGCGGACAGGGTAGCGACGGTGCGCAAGGAGTCTCCTCAGATGATCGAGCGGATGAGCTGGGCCTGGGCGCTGACGATCCCGCCCCCGGAGGAGCGGATCGCCTGGACGCTGATCTGGTACTGGCCGCCGATGGGAATGGAAGACGGCAGCGGGCCGGTGTAATCGAAGGCCTGGCCGGCAGCGACGACCGGGCCGAACTGGGTGGTGTCGACGAAGACCCGGACGGCGCCGGTGGTACCGCCGCCGACCGCGGTGGCCAACCACAGCCGCAGCTGCGACCCCCAACGGAGCTGATAGCAGCGGGAGATGGTGACGTAGCTACCGGAGGTGGTCTGCGGCCAGCGCGTCGTATCCGCGTCGAGCGGCGGCAGCAGGGCATCGGCCGCCGTGAGGTCGACGGCCTGGGCGCGGAGCTCGGCGATCCGCCGCTCGAGGTCGGCGACCCGGCGGGCGAGCGAGGACGGATCACCAGGCAGCTGGTCGTGACGGGTCGTCATCAGTCCTCCAACAGGATCGGCGACACCCTGTCCGCGCCCGGGTCGAGCGTCCAGGCGTACGCCCGGGCGACGGCCTCAGCGCCGCGCGGGTGTCGCGGAGAGAAGTCGATGACCACGTGCACGCTGTCGCCCAGGCCCCAGTCGGCGCCCAGGCGCGGCGCCACGGACGCGGCCGCCTCGAGTGACCAGGCGCGGGAGCCGGTGCCCATCAGGGCGAGCGCCTCGGCCGCGTGCCGCTCCAGCTGCCCGGCATCCGCCAGGCCTGCGGCCGGGGTCCACCGGTGCTCCCAGAGCGGCCACCCGGCGGCGGTCAGCACGGTGTTGGTGTGCACCATGCTGGTTGCCCGCCCGCCCGCGGTCTGCTCGCCGCGTGCGATGACCCGGGTCGCGCCGCGGCCTCGCTCGTAGGACTCGGTCAGCCGGTAGCGGCTGATGCAGCCGGGCAGGTCGAACACCGCCCCGGGGTTGGTGCTCTGCACGCCGATCGTCGGGCGGATCCGCAGGACCAGCTGGAACCTGGTCTGCGCGGCGTCCGCCCACACGGCGTCGATCGTCCACTCGGGGGCGCCGGCCATCGCCGCGATCTCCTGCAGACAGGACAGGACGGTCTTGTCCTCGGTGTCGGCGATGGCGTAGTCGATCAGCAGGCCGGACAGGGCGGTGTCCAGGACGAAGGGCGGGCCGCCGCTCAGGAGCGGCGCGGCGAGAGCGGCCATCACCGTGGTGGCGTCCGTCGCGGTGGCGGAGTAGTCGCCGGGGTAGCGCCGGTCCAGGTATGCCTCGGGGCTGGCGGCCGCCAGGTCGAGGACGGGGTCGGATCCGCCCTCGCGTACGAGGGTGAGGCCGGGCCAGACGGGCTGGCCGCTCGCCGTGTCCGTCGCGACGAGCATGGTGCGGCCCTGGTCCGTTGCCGACTCCCACTCCAGCGGCGCACCGGCCAGCGCGAGGGCGAACGAGCAGGAGGTGGCCGCGCCGAGCCTGCGCTGCAGCGGCTGAGTCGGCGCGAGCGCCAGGAGCTCCTCCACCACGGCGCCGGTCCGCAGGTCGCAGGCGTACCAGCTCAGGACGTACGGCCCGGCCGCCATCAGCTGGTGGTCCAGTACTGGATCGTCCACAGCAGCGTGTTGCCGCTCGTGGCCGCCACTGGGCCGGTGTTGCTCACGTCGGAGAAGAAGTAGGTGCTCTGAGTCTTGACGACGAACCCCAGGACGGTGCTGGCTGGCGTGATGACCGACACGCCTACGTATTCGTTGTCCCCCGGCTTGGTGTAGCTGGCGACGCCCCGGACGCCGGCCACGCCGGTGACCGGCGGGAGCGGCAGTGACATCGCCCAGATGCCGGTGCCCCCGTTTGAGGTCGAGCCGAGGACGAGGCTGCCCTGGTAGGTGACCAGGCCGCCGACCTTGGTGTAGGTCGCCGCGAGCGACCCGTTGCCGAGGGTCGGGTTGGTGGTGATGGCCGTCCAGGTCGGGGTGTAGGCGATCGCGTCGCCGGGTGCGATCCACACCGAGCCGGTCCAGTACTCCACCACGTTCCGAGTACCGTTCCAGCGGGCCTGCCCGCCGTAGACGCCGGCCAGCGCCAGGTCTGCCGTGCTGGAGACGGGCAGGATGCCGCCCGGGGCGACGGTGATCTGGCGGATCGTGCTGGAGACGGTGGCCGCGCCGGTGCCGCCGCCGCCCGTGGACGGAACGTTGATCGTCGCCAGGGGGATGTAGATCTCGGTGCCGCCCGGCGACGGCACCGCAGGGCTTCCCGACGCGGTCCCGGTGAGCAGCACCGTGTCAGCCTTGCGCAGGGTGCTTGCGTCGACCGACGTATCCCACACCCGCAGGTAGACCAGGTCGATCCTCGAGAACGAAGCGTTCGCGGCGGCGAGGGTGCCCGGGGACGTCGCGGCCAGCTGGGCCCGGTAGACGCCCTGGCCGGAGCGGTACACGGTGGCGGTGCCCGCGCTGACGTTGACCGTGGTGCCGGCCAGCGTGACGGCGAGCCCGGGGTCGCCGGGCCGGATGCCGGCCCGGGAGCCGAGTGCGGTCCCGTCCGCCATAACGAAGGCGGAGTCCATTTTGCGGAGCTCGGTCTCGTCGTAGCTGAGCGAGGGCATCCAGAGCGGGTCGGTGGAGACCATGGAGTCGGTCCTCCCTTACTTCCAGGCGGAGCGGGCGTACGCCCACAGGAGGGCGGAAGGGTCGGACCCGGCAGAGACCCACTGGACCGTGACCGTCTGGCCGGGCGGGATGTCCGGCCACTGTCCGGACAGGTAACGGCGGCGGCTCACCGTGCCGTTGAGGACCACGGTGCGGGCGCCGGTGTCGATGATGAGGACATCGGCCGCGCCCACGGTGTCGGTGTAGGTGAGCTGGCGGACCGTGCTGTCGGAGTACTGCACGAGGATCGTGAAACCCGGCAGCGGCCCGCCCACGACGAATCTGGGGGACGTGGCGATCGTGCCCTGGTTCTGGAGGGTGACCGTGCCGGAGCTGCTGCCCGCGGCGATGGTCAGCGGCAGGGTGATCGGCAGCGTCACCCCGCCCGAGCCGGACGGCAGCTTGGTGTTCCCGCCCTGCTCGTAGAGCGCGTACCGGCGCGGGTCGGCGGCGGTCAGCATCACCGAGTACCGGGCGACCCGGTCGGTCTCGTAGTCGACCAGCGGCTCGCCTGAGCACCGGACCGTGGCCTGTTTGGGGATCGTCTCGGCAACGGTCAGGGTGGTGTCGGTCAGCGAGGCCGCCGCGTACAGCTGCTCGGCGGCCGCGTCGAGGGCGGCGAGGGACGGCGCGGTGATCGTGCCCGCCAGGGTGATGACCCGGGCCCCGAGGTAGGTGGGACCCGCCCAGACGCCGTGGGCGCCCTGCCGCTCCGTGTACTGGGTGCGCACCGCGGCGCCCGCCCAGCCCCTCAGCCCGTCCTTGGCGACGGTCCAGGCGACCCCCGCCGCGTCCACCCGGCCCAGCTGCAGCGTGCCGAGCGTGACGGTGCGGCCGAGGACCTGCCCCGGGACGTAGCCGGCCATGGGCCACCCCCTCTCAGGTGATGAAAGTCATCCGGCGTGCGAGGTCGGCGAGTTGTTCCTCGCTGGTCTGGTGGGCGCCGTAGAGGTGGATGGTGGTGTCGCCGCGGCCCCCACCGGACCCGGGCGCCGGGGCGCTCGGCCCGCTGAGGGACCGGGCCGGGATCAGATCCCGGGCGGTCGGCCCGGCCGGGATGAGCTGCTGGCCGAAGATCCCGGCGACCTCGCCGAGGAGCATCATGGAGCGCTCCCGCCGGCCCGGGGAGAGCGGGATGTACGCCTCGGGCCCGGCCTCAGCCCACAGGATCGGGCGGTTGCTGATCCCGGCCTGCCGGGTCGACAGGCCGTCAGCGGCCGCGCGGATGCCGCCGGAGGCGTACCGGATGACGCTGCCCGCCGCCTGCTCGCTCAGCAGGTCGCCAGCGCGGTGCAGGCCGGCGGGGAAGTTCGCAACGACGTCGATGGCGACGGCCCTACCCTTGATGCCGTTGATCGCCTGCTGGATTGAGCGCGTTCCATCGAAAGCATCGCCCACCGGGACGGTGACCTTGACCTGCCCGTTCGGGAGCTTCTCGACCGCATACCCGATGGTCTTCAGGTCCTGGAGGGCGTCCGCCGTCGGCGCGTTGACGACGATCGACTTGCCGGGCGGCACCGCAGCCAGCCTGTCCCGCAGCACCTCCAGATCCGTGATCGTCTGGATCGCCCCGGGGTCGGTGACCCGGGTCTCCTTGACCGGCGGCAGGGTGGCGTATGAGATGGTCAGCTGGTCGATCTGCTGCTGGGTGAACCCTGCCTGCCGCATCGTCGCCTTGAGGGCCTCGACATCCCGGCCGAAAGCGATCGTCCCAGCCTCGACCTCGCCGGTCTGCTCCGCAACCGCCTTGGCGTGCGCGGTCGCTGCCTCGGCGGCGCCGAGCACCGCGGCCTTGACCGCGCGCCCCTTCTCCGAGGTGATGTCGAGCTGAACGCCGTTCTCCTCGACCGCGTCGCGCAGGCCCTGGAGGTCGCTCTGAAACGCGATCGCGCTCTGAGCGACCGAGATGTTCGTGCCGTTCAGACCCGCGAGGGTCTTCGACAGCTGATCAGCCGCCGTCTCGGTCTTCTTCAGGTCGCCACTGGTGGCCTCGGCCTCGTCGCCGAGCGTCTTGGTGCCCGCAGCGGCCTTGCCGCTGGCCTCGCCCTCCTGCGCGATCGCCGCGGCGGCGTCCGCTACGGCGCCCTTCGTGGTGTCGACGGACGACCTCAGCAGGCTGATCTTGCCCGTGTAGTCGTCGACCTTCCGGCCGCCCTTGAAGATCTCGCCGCTGCTGGCGGTGATCTGGGCCTGGACCTCCTTCCACGCATCGCCGCTGCCGAGCGCCGCGTCCGTCAGGTCGTGCAGGTTGACGCCGAGCTCCTTGGCCGCCGCCATGGCGCCCGACTTCTGCAGGGAGTTGACGGCGTAGGCCCTCGTGTTCGCGCCGACGATGCCGCTGTCCTGCTTGACGGCCGCGCTCAGCCCCTCGACGTCGATCTTGGCGGTCTTGTGGCTGTTGGAGAAGAGCATCATCGCGGCGACGGCGCCGCCGACGGCCAGGCCCCAGGGGCCGAACAGGAAGCTCGACGTGGCGGAGGCCGCGGCCGCCAGCCGGGGCATGGTGACGGCCAGCTCGACCAGCGCGGTGCGGAAGGCGGCGATGCGCGGAAGCGCGAGGACGAACCCTCCGACGGCGAGTGTCAGGATGCCGGTGATTCCGGCCACTGCGGTGACGCTCTCCTTCACCGGGCCGGGCAGGTTGCTGTACGCCTCGATCACGGACGTGATGCCCTTGACCATGTCGCGCAGCACCGATGTCGCACCGGCTCCCGATTCGATCAACGCGGTCTCCAGTGTGCCCTTGAGGCGCTCCAGGTCACCGATCAGGTTGTTGGTCTGCTGGGCGGCGGTTCGGGTCGCGAAACCCTCGTCATCGACGGCGCCGATCCAGCCGCGGACCTGTTGTTCGCCAGCCCGATAGAGAATGGTTGCGGCGCGAACGGCATCGCTTCCAAAAATCACGCCGAGTGCCGCGTTGCGAGCCTCGGGCGTCAAATCGCCGAAGGCGGTGGCCATTCTGCGGGCCAACTCGGTGACGCCTACGAACTGGCCCTTTGCGTCATAGGCGCTGAGGCCGACCTGCTGCATCATCGCGGCCGACTCAGCGGACTGCGGAGTGAGTCGCTGCAGCATCACCTTGAAACTGGTGCCCGCATCGCTACCGGTCAGGGCATTTTGCGCGAAAAGCGACAGAACGCCGACCGTGTCCTCCAGTGTGAGGCCAGTCTGTTGCGCGACAAGCGCCGACATTTTGAAAGCAAAACCCATATCGTGAACATTTGTCGCCGATTTTCCGGCGCCAGCGGAAATGACATCCGCAATATGTCCAACCTGCGCGCCGCGCAAATTGAAAGCATTCATCGCCTGCGCGGCAATTACAGCACTCTCACCGAGGTCGAGCTGGCCGGACGCGGCCAAGTCCAGTGCGCCGCGCAGGGCGCCGCCGACGATATCCGCCGTCGAGATGCCCGCACGGGCCAGCTCGACCTCGGCCTCGGCCGCCTCCCGCGCGGAGTACACGGTCGCCTGGCCGGCCTCAAGCGCGCTCTTTCGCAGGGCCTCCAGGTCCTTGCCCGTCGCACCCGATGCGGCGCCGACCACGCTCATGGCCTGCTCGAAACGGGCCGCAGCGACAACCGCCGCGGCAAAGACCGCGATCAGGGCGATGCCGCCCATCCGCACGGCCTTCCACGCGGTCTCGGACCGCTCCGCGCTGGCGACCATCGCGGCCGAGGTAGCCGCCGCCTGCGCGCGCACCGACGCGGACCATGCGGCGGTCGCCGCCCTGGCCCGGCCGAGCATCGTGGCCTGCGCGGCGGTGGCCTCCGCCGACACCACACCGACCGCGGCAGCCGCCTCCGCGACCGCGACGCGGGAGGCCACGGACAGGCCGCTCGTCGCCGCGAGACTGGTGGCGGTGACGGCCGTTGATACCTGGGCGAGCGCCAGGGCCGAGCGGGTGCTGGCCGCCATCACCTGAGCCAGAGAGCTGGTGGCGGCCGTACCGGCGACACGGAACGCGGCCGAGATCTCCCCGGCGGCGACGGCCACGCGCTGAGTCGCGGTCGCCGCAGGTGGAGTGGACGCCGCGACTTCGCCCATCGACGAGCGGGCGCTCGCGGCGAGCCGGCCGAGGGCCGCCGACGCCTCCGCCGACAGGTTCACCGCGGCGACATCTGTTCGGTCCAGTGCCTGGGACGCGCCGAGCGCCGAGGTGGAGATCTCGGTGAGCGACCGGGACGCGGAGGTGCCGGCCGCGGTGAAGGTCGCGGGGATGTCGGCCGCGGACGCCGCGACGCGCTGGGTGGCGGCCGCCGCGGCCTGGCCCGCTTCGGCGGTGACCCGGGACGCGGAGACCGCGGCCGCCGCGGTGCGCTCGAACGCGGCCTGCTGGCTGCGCTGGGCCGCCGTCGCTGCCGCCGACGTCTCCCGGAACGCGCTGTTGAAGCTCCGCTCGGTCTGGTCCGCCGAGGCGGTCGCGGCGGCCGCCAGGCGCCGGGTGTCCTGCTCGGCCTGCGTTGCACCGCGCCGGAAGCCGCTCGTGTTGAGGTCGAGCCGAACGTTCACCGTGCGGTCAGCCATGGCTCTCCCTCCGGGTCACGCGCACTTGGGCGCCGCGGGTGTCGCCGCCGGCGTCGCGCCAGCCGTCGATGTGCCGTGCTGCGGTTGCGCAGGCGTGACACTTCAAGGCCTCGGCCTTCCAGGCCTCTTCAAGGTCGCCGTCGAGGGTGTCGGCGAGCGGGTGGCCACAGCCGGAGCACGTTTCAGCCTCGACGGCGAGCAAGGCGAGCGCCCACGCCCGGTCGTCGTCCGTCCACAGCACCTCGCCGGGCCCGGGCAGCGGCCGGCCCAAGAACACCGACCGCGGCACACCCCAGGCGCGGGCGGCCTCTACCTCTCGCCGGTGGACGACCGAAGTGCGGAGGCGGCCAGCGAGAAAGGGATGCTGGTGGCCTCGTTGTTCACCTGCCAGGCAGCGAGCTCCAGCTGGTCGCGCTGGCCCTGATTCAGCCCCTCGGTGAGCTGCTCGTACTCCTCCGGCGACATCGCCGGCTCGGCCAGGCAGGCCGGGACGAGCGCGGGCGGCAGCGTCAGCGGGTTGTAGAGCTCCTGGGCGTGTCGGCCCGGGTGTAGAGCGAGGATGTCCGACCAGGCCTCCGGGGGCAGGGCCCGCAGGGTGAAGTCCGTTGCGCTGTCGCGGATTCGGTCCTGGAGCTCGACGATCTCCTCGGCGATCGCTCGGCGCGGGTCCGGCTCGGCAAGGGACTCGGGCTGCCAGTCGGCCAGGGCAGCGAACCGGGACTCCAGCTGGGAGATCCGGCCGGCGGCCTCGCCGTCGAGGTAGAGGGTGACAGTCTCGGTGCGCGGGCGGACCCGGGCGAGGATGGCGGCGGCCGTCGGCGCGGCCTTGGGCTGGGTGGCCATCAGGCGACCACCGCGTCCGGGATCGCCTCGGCGAAGACCTTCATCGGCACCGCGTACTTGGCGACCTCGTTGGCGGCCGGCGACTTGCGGGCCCGCTGCCCGCAGGCGACCGGGTAGACCTCGACGGCCTGGCCGGCGGCGAACGCGGTGGCGACCGGAACGTCCCGGCGCACGACGAGGTAGCCGTGCGTACCCCGGGTCAGCGTGGTGTAGGGCAGCTGCTCGGTCGGCGTCGAGCCCACCTTGAAGGTGATCTCCAGGTCCCACTTGACCCGGCCGACCTCCTCGGTGTCGGTCGTGCTGGCGAGGCTGCCGGTGTCGACCCCCGCCGTGGTCGGGTCAACCTTCAGACCGTCGGGGGTGATGCGGGTGGTGTAGTCGGGTGCGGCGTTGAGCTCGGCGGCGGTCGGCGCGCTCTGGCTGGAGAGCGATGCGCACCACACCACCTTCGTGAGGCCGTCGCTGATGAGGTCGGACACGGGGGGCTCCTCGGGGCATGAGAAACGCCCCGGCGCCGGGGCGGCGGGGCGGCAGGTCAACGGGGCGGGCGAACAGCGCCCTGGGTCAGGACCGGTAGGCGGCGACGGTCACCGTGGTGACGCCCGAGTACGAGATCGATGCGAGGCCGTCGCTGGGGTTGGTGTTGAGGTCGGCGAAGATCGGGATCTTCTTGGTGGCCGAGGCGGCGATGGTGACCGTGCGGTCGGCGGCAGCCAGGCCGCGGACGGCCGCGTAGGAGGGGACGGTGACGGTGATGCTGCTGCCGCCGCCGTTGGTCACCTCCACCCAGACGCGGTCGCCGACCGGGGCCACTTTGTCGCCGCCGGCGGACGCGGCGACGGGGGACTCGAGGGTGCCCGCCGCGGAGAGCGCTGCGGGGGTGAGAGTGGCCACGGGGGCCTCCTTGTCGTCAGGCGATGATGGATCGGATCCGGTACTGCACTGGCAGGTAGTAGAGGGGCGGGGTGACGTCGTCGTCCCGGGCGAGGGGCGGCCCGCCGAGCTCCTCGGGCCGCCAGCAGACGCGGCCGTCGACCGTGAGCGGGCCGGCGAGCGCGACGCGGCCGCGGTCGGCTGTGCCGAGGGCGCCCTCGGGCGTGGTCGCCACGTAGGTGACCTGCAGCAGGACGTCCAGCGCAGTGCGCTCGTCGGCGAGGCTGACCGGCCCGGCCTGGCCGCCAGCCGGGTAGAGCACCGCGAAGGACTTCGGCAGCGGCGTCGGGCCGGCCGGGGCGCCGCCGACGTACACCGTCAGCGGCACCGCGGCGAGCACCGCTCGGACGGCCTCCACGTGCGGCAGGACGGCAGGCGCGCTCACAGCAGGTCCCGGGCGAGGGCCTCGACCGCGGCGAAGAACCGCGGCTCCTCGGCAGCCAGGGCCCTCCCGCCGTCGTTGTGGCCGGCCTGCGTGCTCGTCCCGTACTCGAGGATGTTGCCGAGTGCGCCCTGAGCCGCGCCCTTGTCCGGGCCGATCACCACGCTGATGCCAGCGGGCCCGGTGGACGGCGGGTCGTAGGAGATGCTGCGGGGGTAGTGCGGCGCGTACCGGCCGCTGCTGGCTCGGGCGTTGGTCTGCCAGTCCCGCTTGACGTTCAGGGCGCCTTTGGCCAGGACCTGCCGGGCTTGGCGGTCCGTCTCGGCGCTGGCCCGGGCGAGATCGGCTACCAGGGCCTCCAGCTCGCGGATGTCCGCGCTCATGACCGGTCCTCCGCACTGATCCGCCACGCCGTGGCCGTCGCCGACTCGCCCACCGAGGTAACCCACAGAGCCAGGCCGACAAGCCTGGCGTCTGGGGACGCGACCACATCGACCCGATCACCGGGGACGATTCGTTCGCCACCGGCAGGGACGGCCGACCACGGCAGCGAGACCACGTACCGACGGAGTACGACGGCCCGCTGTCCGGCCTGCACGTCCTCGCTCATGGCGTCGTTGGGCTTCACCCGGGCCCGGCCGCCGTCCGGCCCCCCGTAGAGCACGCGGGCGTCCGGCTGGGCGGTCGCTCCGGTCACCGGGTCGTAGACGTCGGTGCCCGGGCGGACGAGGCGCACGGTGTCGAGCATCAGCACTTCCGCCGCGGCCCGGCCGCGCGCGAGTAGGACAGCGGGCTCGATCACGACTTCACCACCCACGCTGTCGGGGCGGCACCGAGCGCATCGGCCAGCGCGGTCCGCTCGCCAGGCAGGAGGTCGCCAGCGGCGTCCAGCTGCTCGACGGCGTAGGTGACGCTGTAGTCGTCGATCTGCTCGGACCGGATGCCGGTGGCCATGCCGGTGGTGGGGGTGTCTGCCAAGCGCTGGGCAACCTGGCAAGTCAGGTCCACGAGCCCGTCCGGGACGACCGTCCAGCCGCGCTGGTAGGTGACCTGAACCCGGGTGGTGCACGGGTCCGGCAGCCGCAGCCGCTCGCCGTCCCACACCCAGCCGGTCACCACAGTCAGCGTGCCGGCGGCGGTGACCGCCTGGACCTGCTGCACCGTGATGACCGGTGGAGCCGGGAGCACCACCGAGCCCTCCTCCGAGTCGAGTTGGACGACGACCGTGCTCGGCGTGATGGGCTGGCCGGCCGCCCGCCGGATGCGCACTGACGCCTTGGCGAGCAGGGCGTCGGCGCGGGCCGGGGGGAGGGCGTAGTCCAGGGCGGCGGCGTCGGCCGCTGTGGCGAGCGCGGGCAGGCTCATCGTCGCCTCCTACTCGCTCGGCGCGGGCTCCCGGGGGGTGAGCTCGGCGTAGGCGTCGACCAGGTCGGCCTTGGTCATGCCGTCGGCCTGGTCCGGGTCGGCGCCACAGGCCACCGCCCAGCCGACCCAGGCGTCCCGCGGTGCGGCCTTGGCGGGCGCCTTGGCCGGTAGGGACGGCACGTCGTCGGGGGGCGGGGCCGTGTAGGGGCTGCCGTCCTCGGTGACGCGCTGCAGCTGGCCCTTGGCCAGGCGCTGGGCGATGGCCTCGGGCAGCGGCAGGTCCATCGCGATGACCGTGCCGCCCTCGCCGCGCACGTGGATCGTCTCGGCGGCCATCAGGTGTTCCTCGGGACGCGGAGCGCGGTGATGGTGCCGGGAACGACTGCGGCGGCGACGTCGATGAGCATGCTGCCGTCGTTCTGGAGGAACCGGCCGGACTCGAACGGGCCGATCCAGCTGATCGTGTTCGAGGCGACGTTGACAACGAGGTCGCCCTGGCCGGCGGCGATCGCGGGCGGGTAGGTGCCGGCCTTGACGGTGATGTTGCCGCCGGTCGCGCCGACCGCGACCCGCAGGACCGTCAGCTCGGGCACCGCCTTGGCGATCGAGTGGCCGTTGTTCGTACCCGGGTTGAGGGTGACGGCCGTCAGGGACGCGTCCGTGACGGAGCTGTTGGGGAGGAAGCTGCTGTAGGCGACAGCGGTGCGTGCCATGGTGTCTGGTCTCCGATCAGGCCGGGTCGATGTAGGCGCAGGCGAGCATGTCCGGGCGGATCAGCTTGGCCCCGTAGACCGACAGGCCCTTGATCGCGTCCGCGAAGCTGTTCTCCGGCCGGTAGGCCTCGGTCTTGGCGATCTGGTCGGCGAAGGTGATCGCGGCGTTGACACCGGCCTGGATGACCTGGATGTCGCCGGTGGGCACCGGGGTGTTGTTGCTCTCGAAGATCGTGAACCCGGCGGCGCGGCCGACCAGGCCGTTACGCAGGGCGTCCGGCGTGCCGGCCTCGTTGGCCTTGATGAACCGGGAGTCGAGCAGCAGCGAGGCCATGAACTCCGGGGAGGCGACGACATACCGGCCCTGACTGGGCACGTTCGCCTTCGCCAGCTTGGTCCGCAGCGGCACCAGGACCTTGTCGTACGCGTCGGTCGGGGTGCTATAGGTGTTGATCGGGGCGCCCGTGCTGCCGAGGACGTTGGCCGCGACGATGCCGGTGTACAGGCCCGCGATGTACTGGTCCTGCTGGTCGGCGACCCGGTACGAGGCGCGGGACATGGCCTCGGTCATCACGTCGCCCTTGGCCTGCCGCTTGTCGACGTCGTCGACCTTGAAGGCGAAGAACTTCTGCTGGTCGACGACCAGGGCCCGCTGGGCGTCGGTCAGCTCCTCCGGGGTGATGACCGTCTGGTTGGGCACGTAGGTGCCCACCGTCGGGTCGGAGATGGAGGTGATCCGGACGGTGTCGCCGGCGTCGGCGATCTCGCCCTCGTACTCGCGGTTGATGACCATGGGGCCGCCGTAGACGAGCGCCTTGCGGGAGGCGACTGCGAGCTTGGCGCTCCAGATCTCCGGCTTGAACCGGGTGATGGCCACGGTGGGTCCTTCCTCTGGGTGGTGGTTATCCGCCGAGGTAGTCGCGCAGCTGACCCTTGCGGTGAGCCTCGTCGATCTGTTCGGGCGTCATCTTCTTGACGTCGGCCTCGCCGAGCTGGCGGGGGCCGGCGGCGCCCTTGCGGGCGCCTTGGTCGGCGGTGCCCTCGAAGCGGGGGCGGCCGTCGGCACCGGCCGTTGCGGCCAGGTACGGCTTGGACTTGAGGAGGTCGGCGATCGCATCGGCGATCTCCTCCTCGTCGACTGCGCCGTCCTTGTCGACCTCGAACCGGGTGAGGTCGATGAAGCGCAGGGCGTCGCGGGGGTCGGCGAGCTTCCCGGAGGCGGCCGCCCGGACCTCGGAGCTGATGATCCGCGCGTTGGCGTGCGCGGTGGCGGCGGTCGTCGCCTCGCGGCGGATCCGGTCCTCGTCGGGGGCGCCGTCGCCCTGCTTCGCCGCTGCGAGCTGGGCCTCGAGGTCGGTGGCGCGCTTCTCGGCGGCCCGGCGCCGCTCGGCCTCAGCCTTGCGGCGCTCCTTCTCCGCGGCGAGGGCCTTCGTACCGGCCTCGCCGAGCGGGGCGTCGTCGGCCTCCTCCTCGGTGGCCTCCTCTTCGTCGTCCGGCTCCTCCTCGTCCTCCCCCTCGCCTTCGCCCTCGGGGGCGCCGCCGAGGATCGGCCAGATCGGCTGCGGTCCGCTCTCGCCGGGGCGGGCGTTGCGCCAGCCGACGGCGGTGAGCCCGGTGCGCGGGTGCCTGGGCAGTGTGCTGTGGTGCATCGGATGCTCCTGTTGCAGGAGTCGGGGCAGCCCGTTGCGGGCGGCCGGACGGTCAGAAGAGGTAGCCGAACCGGTGCAGCAGCCGGATCGCGTCGTCCCGGTCGCTGGCGAGCCGGTAGATCGCCTCGGGGGTCAGGCGGTTCACCCGCCGGGCGCCGCGGCCGCGGGCTTTGTCGGCGTCGAGGTCGCGCAGGCGCCGGGCGGCCAGGCCTCGCCGGGTGGTGCCCTCGGTGGTCGTGGTGACCTGGCGCCCGGGCGTGCCCATGCGCACCACGCGGCCGCGGTGGGTGACGTCGTCGCGCACCCAGGAGCCGATCGTCGTGACGCCGCGGCGGGCGTTGACCACCGCGGTGATGTCGGCGCCGTCGCGGATCGCCCGGGCGCCAGCCACGGTGAAGGCCCGGCTCTGCTGGGCCGGGGTGAGGGAGTCGAAGTAGTCGCGCGCGTTGAGCGTCCGGCCGCGGAAGCCGGTGCGGCCGCCGATGGGTACGTGCGTGCAGTGGCAGTGCGGGTGCCGCTGGAACCCGCGGTTGAACGCGTACTCCTTGCCGGCGAGCAGCGCGCACCGCCCGCAGGCGCCGCCGGAGATCATGCGGACGTAGCCGCGCGATCGCCGGTTGGCCGTGATGCCGACGCCGTCGGCGGCCCGGCCCGCGTCGGCGACCTCGGTGTCGACCAGCATGCGGAGCTTGCGCTCCCCGACGCCGAACGCCTCCTGGGTGCTCGCGCCTTCGGCCAGGGCCTGCTCGGTGTCGATGACGGGCAGGTACAGCAGGCTGACGAGGCTGCGGCCGTCGACCGCCGTCCGGGCGAACGCCGCGGGGTCGATGCGGGACGGAGCGGCGGGGACGCCCTGGGCGGCCAGGGCCGTGTCCGTGTACGCCTGGGCGGCGCCGGCGGCGACCAGCTGCCCGGCAGACAGGACGGCCTGGAGCCGGGGCATCGCGGCCTCCCACGATCCGGTGAGGTCGTCGGCGTCCAGCGTGCGCCACTCCCGGACAGCGCCGAGCACGGCGGCCGCAGCGGTTCGGCGCCGGGCGGCCAGGTGCAGCGCCGCCAGCTCCATCACGTCCACGGCCTACTCCGGCACGTCGGCAGGCTGCGGCCCGGGCGTCGGGTGGGCGCCCTCGACCCGCTGGGCCGAGTTCATCAGCGCCGACACCGGGTCGAACTCGGCCTCCCGCTCACGCATGGCCATCAGGTCGGCCACCTCGGTCGGAGTCAGGCCGAAGCGCAGGGCCAACCACTCGAAGGGGAAGCCGACTTGCTTCAACTTCAGCAGGCTGTCGGTGAGCTGGGCGATCGAGCGGGACTCGACCCCGGCCCACAACACGCTCCCGCCGGCGACCGCGTACGCCTTCTCGCGCTCGAAGCGGGCCAGCGCGATGAGCTGGAAGACCTCGCGCAGGGCCTGCCCGAACCAGAGCTGCTTCTCCTCGACTTTCTTGACCAGGCCGGTCTCGGCGGCCAGCAAGGCGTCCCCGGACAGGTTGGCCATCTTGCCGACTAGGTAGTGCTGCGGGGTGCGGGTCTGCGCGGCGATGTGCCCGACCGCGACGGTGATGACCTCGGTGTACGCCTTGAGGTCGGCGGGCGCCCACGAGCCGATCTTGGCGTTGGGGTTCTCCAGCCACAGGACCCGGTCCTTGGCGAAGCGCTTCAGGTCGATGGGCTTCTCGCCGACCTTCTGCCCGTTCGCGTCCAGGATCGGCATCTTGGGCACCTCGGCGCCCATCACCACCCGCTGGGCCAGGGAGGCGTAGTCGGCGCCGGTGAACAGCTGGGCCCACAGCAAATTGATGGCGTCCTGCATCGAGATGACCCCGGCCACGTCCGAGATCGGGTCCTCGGCGAGGAGCGGCCGGTTCGGCAGCTCCACCATCGGCACGGTGCCCATGGGGTTGGGCTGCGGGTTCGGCTCCTTCCCGGTCTCGCGGGGCTCCCACGAGTCCATGACCTCGTCGGCCTCAGCCATCTGCGGCGACTTCCTCGGCCCAGGACCGGTCGGCCGCTCGAACTTCCAGACCTGGTTGGGCAGGTAGAGGGTCGCGTACTCGCGCATCCCGTCCTGCCACAGCTTCAGCGCGGCCCGGCGCCGGCGGCGCGACCCCGGCTCGTACTGCACGATCGAGCTGGACGCGTCCTCGAAGGTGACGATCGGCAGGTCGGGGTTGCCCGGGTCTCCCCACACCAGGACGTGGCAGCGCGCCGAGGTCACCGCGCCGAGGAACCCGAGCTGGCTGTCGGCGTCGAGGCCGTTGCGCTGCCAGACCTGCCAGAGCTCCTTGTCGGCCTTGACTTCGCTGGCGGCCTGGACCCCGACCACGGTCAGCCGCTCCACCGGGCTGTCGCTGACCGGTTGGACCCAGTTGTCGGCGAACCCGGCGTACTGCTCTGCGAAGTAGTCCCGGAACTCCCGGCTGGCGAACCTCAGCGGGTGCTTGCCCCGGTAGTAGTCCGAGGTGCGTTTCGCCGCCGACGCCCGGCTGGTCAGCTCGGAGGCGAGGACGTCGACCAGGGCGCGGGCCTGCTCCACGGTGGCCACGGGCACCACCCCCTATCCGGTGTAGACGTAGAACTGCTGCTGCGGCTTGGCGAGGCCGGCGGCGACCGCGTCTCCGGCCGCCTCGTGCGCCAACACGGAGCACACGGCGACGTCGATCTTCTGGTGCACGCTGGCCTTGCGCAGGACGTACTTCCCGCCGGGCCGGGCCGCCTTGCGGGCGTTGCCGACGTGCGCCGACGCTGTCGGGCAGCCGTCGTGCCGCAGCACCGTGTCCGCCTTCGTCACGTCGGTGACCAGCCGCTCTGCGGCGGCGTGCATCTGCGTGACCCGCTGGGTGTACCAGCGCACCACCCGGTCCCCCCAGGTCTCCGCCCAGGCGTCCGTCTCGGTCTCCCAGTACGGCGGGTCGATGTAGGCCCGGACGACGTCGTAGTAGCGCATGACCTCGTCGAATGCGGCCTGGACCTCGAGGCGCGGCACCTGGCCGCCCCACTCCGCCGGGTCCCATACGCACGGGCGCCGGTCCGGCCCGTACACCGGGGTGAACTGGTAGCCGTCCAGCGTCTCGCACCGGAAGCCGGTCCAGTCGTCCAGGTCCGAGCCGTCCACGCCGAGCGTCACCCGGGTCCCGCGGGGCACCTCGCGCGCCTCGGCGAGCGTGTCCCAGACCGCGCGCTCGATCCAGGTGCCGACGCCCGCTGTCACCCTGTTGCCGAAGAACCGCTCGGCCTGGGCCAGGTCCTTCTCGACCAGCTCGGCGGCCTCGGCCTCGATAGCGTCGAGGTCGACCCACCCGGTCCGGGGCTTCGCTGAGTCGCCGTAGACGGCTCGGTGGATCTTCCGACGGTCCCGCTTGAGCTTGTAGTTCAGGTGCGGGTCGGCGAGCCGGTGGTCCCGGTAGATGTCCTCCACTCGGGATTCGGCGGTCCGTTGGGCGACCGAGTCCTCGCTTGGATCCCAGGCGTTGGTGGTCTCGACCGAGCGGCCGCCCATGCCAGCGAGGCCGCGGCGCTGGGTCTCGGCGACCTGCACCATGCCGGAGGCGACCGTCCACAGGCCGGTCTCGTCCTGCACCACGAAGGTCACGCGTTGGCCGAGCCGGGTCCGGGCGCGGGAGGTGACCGGGTCGATCCGGCCGCCGCCCGGCAGGTTGATCCGGGTGTCCCCGGTGTCCGGGATCAGGTCGGCGAGCGGCCCGAGCTCGATCATCGGCTGCAGCGCGGCGTAGACGTTGGCCGTCTGGTCCTCGCTGTTGGCGGCAATCTGGATCAGCGGAGTCGGCCACGGCCGACCGACCGGCTCGCCGTCAGCGTCCCAGCCGTCGAAGAGAACCGGCCCGATCCCCTCAGCGCAGATCAGCGCCGCCGAGAACGGGCCCTTGCCCCACTTCTGGGGCCTCACCAACTGGCTGCGGCGGTAGGCGAAGGCGGGCGCCCGCTGCCCGGCCTGGGCGCCCGGCCGCAGCCGGTAGTGGTGGGCCAGGAAGGTCCACATCTCGTCGGTCAGCCGGTACGCCTCACCCGCCCGGTCGCCGTCCGGGATGACACAGAACTCCTCGATCCACTCGCCGACGGTCCAGCCGAGGGTGGGGAACTCGCCCGCATACTCAGGTCCTCGCCACGGCACGGGCGGGCACCTTGCTGATGAGGCCGAGGCTCTCCGGGGCTTGACCGACCCCGAGAGCAACGCGCTGGGGCATCCGGCCACAGAGGTACACGGCCCGCTTGAACTGCAGGTGCCGCAGCGTTCGTTCACGGTCTGGGTACACGCCAGCCATCACGCCCCCTTCGCCTCGACGGCCGACAGCTTCGAGATGTCGACGTTGCCGGAGAACAGGTAGACGCCACCACCTCCCAGCCAGCGGGTCAGGAGTTCGGCCGCGGGAACGAGATCGGCGAGATCGGAGTCGCCCAGGTTCGACAGGATCAGTACGTCGCCCGGCTCCAGCTTCACGACGTCGGCCATCAGGCACCTCCCGCCGCGTTCGGGTCAACGATCTTCAGCCGCTGGCGGGCGCTGGCTGGACGCTGCCGGGCCGTACGGTCCTGCCGCTGCTCGGCGACCTCGTCGGCGGCGACCTCCCACCGCAGCCGCAGCATCGCGAGCGGATTCAGGCCGAGCCGGTCGGCCAACTGTCGGGCCTCCTTGGCGGCGTCCATGTCGCCCTGCTCCGCCTTCGCCTTCCACCGGACGTACTGGGCTACCTCCCGGGTCCAGCCGAGCCGCTCCCAGGCGGCCGCTTGCGGGGTGGCCCACAGCTCGGACCACAGCTCGGCCTCAACGGCCTGGGCAGCGGTGAGCTGGGCGGAGACGATGTTCAGTGCAGACTGGGCGGCGTCGAGCTTGCGCTGGGCAGTGCCCTTCGGCCGTCCCTTCAGCGTCGGTTCCAGGAGCTGGAGCTCCAGTTCGTCGACCTGGCGCTGGGCGGTGTCGCGCTGGGTCGTCATCACGATGTCGTCGAGCAGCGGCCAACGCGGTGGATCGCCGGTCCGGCCGCCAGCGGGCAGCTTGGTCGTCGCGTGCGTGGCGTTGCGCCTCCGCCGCTCGCTCGCCGGCTTCGGGGCCGGGCCCATGCCTGCCATGTCGCCTCCACGGAGTGCCGTTGCGGCACGGTGCGGCCCGGACCGTTGCGGCGGGGCCAGATGTCACGGTGCGTCACTTGACGCTCAGGTCTGGGGCTCCCAGACCCGTACACACAGCGAGCTGCCTCCCCCGCGGGTCCCTGGCGGGTTGCCGGAGGGGGTCACCCCCCTGGGGTCAGTCACCCTCCGTGGTCGACAGCCAGAGGGAGCTGGCAGGCGGCTGGTGGCCGGCCAGAGCGTGCTGGGCGGCCTGCCACTCCTCGGCTGTCCACGTGTGCTCCTCAGCGAGCACCAGGCCGCCTCCTGGCAGCCTGTAGAGCCGCACCGTGTGCTCACCCATCGGCGTGCTGTCCGACCGCTTCCCGCCGTAGCTGTGGCGGGCGCTGTGCGGGGAGGTCCAGCTCGACGAGTAGGCGGTTCTGGAGCTGGACGGTCCAGTGCTGGTTCGGGTTGTCCGGGTCGACGAGGGCGCGGCCGTCGATGGTGCGCTTGATCGCCTTCCACCGGATGAGCTTCTCGCCTGCGTAGAGCTCGATGGAGATCCATGCGGGGTCGACGTGCTTGGGGTCGATGTGGTTGGCGGTGAGCCAGGCGCAGATCGCCTCGCGGTTGGTGTCGAGTTCCTCGCGGAGTAGGACTCTGATGACGGTCACGTGTTCCACCCTCCTGGCTGGTGGCGTCCGGTCTCGCGGGAGTGGCAGCTGTGGCAGAGGCCGCGGCCGTGGGCTGGGTCGTCGGGGTCGTGGCCGGCGTCGACGAGCTCGCGGCGGGAGAGCGGCCAGTGGTCGGCGTGTCGGCTGGGCTGGCCGCAGGGCTGGGCGTGGCCGTGGTCCTGCTCGGTGCAGACGCAGGCTGGGTCGCGGGCGAGGACGCCGGGGCGGAAGCGGGTGCGGTGCTGTTGGCCGTAGCCGCGCTGGGTGGTGGTGCCGCGGGCGCGTTCGGCTTCGGCGCGGTGGGTGGGGCAGCGTCCGCTGTCGGTGATCTCGGGGCAGCCGGGCACGGTGCATACGGTGCGTGCTCTGCGTCTGGCCACGGTCAGCTCTTCCACGCTGCGTACCAGCGAGCGAGCCGCAGCGCGAGGCGCCCACCCCAGGTCTGGCTTAGCGTGCTGTCCAGCTCCTGCTGAAGCCGGGAGATCGCGAGCTCGGTGCCCGCGTACCGGAGTTCGACCGGGGTGGTGCTGGTGTGGGCTCTGCGTCTGGCCACCGCGATCACCTGCCTCTACGCTGGCGCCCTGTCGAGCGAGGGGGTTGTGATGGCTGTGTCGCAGGTGGCTCAGGGCGTGGGCCTGGCCGGGGTGGTGCTGGTCTGCGGGGGGATCCTGTTTGGGGTCGCCTCGGTGGGTGACTGCGGGTCAGCGTGGTCGCCGAAGGAGGGCACGGGCATCACCGCGCTGACGCGCGCGGATGCTGCGGAGTGCTCGATGAAGCTGTCCGGCCGGTCGGGGACGGCGTGGCTGTTGACGGTGGCCGGTGCTGCTGCGGTGGTGGGCGGGCTGGTCGGCGGCCGCCGGGAGGACGAGGCGGTGCCTGATGTGCCGCCGGCTGGGCCGCGGGTGGTGGGCAAGGGCCCGCTGGTGCCGTAGCGATCAGGTGCGCGGTGGCCAGGCCCAGGTGCCAGGCTCGGCGCCTTCGGCGCGGCTGGTGACCCAGAGGGTGAGCTCGCCGTCGAGGAGGACGTGCAGGTTGCAGAGCGGTGACCCGGGGGTGGCGTCCCAGATGCGGACGATCACGGCGGGGAACGCGTCGCCCGCCTGGGCCGAGTTGGACAGCGGGCTTCGGCCGTCAGGCAGGGGCCGATTCTGCTGGGCGGTGATGCGCTGCTGGTCCTGCTCACTGAGCGTGTAGTGGACGATGCGTCCGATGGTGGGCTGCACGGCGCTCCTTCGGTGGTGAGGCTCAGGCGGCGACGGGGCCGACGGTGCGGTGTGCCCGGGCGCGGGTGCGCTTCTCGGCCCGGGCGACGTCGAGCTGCCGGTAGAGGGGGCGGCCGCGCTCGTCGAGGCCGGCGGGCTCCAAGAGGCCGCGGCGCTTCCACTGCCAGATGGCGTCAACCGTGACGCCGCAGAGGGCGGCGGCCTCCCGGGGGGTCATCAGATTGGACATGACGGCCTCCCGGGAAACGCGGAAGGCCCGACCGTGGTGGTCGGGCCTTCCTGTACGTGGGCGCACGTGTGGTGCTGGCAGCAGCCTGACACATGGCGCGGATCTTGCGCAAGCGGCGTTCCCGCTAGGCGCCCGGCGTGGCGAGCTTGGTGAATGGGTCGCCGGTGGGCACCGGGTGTGCGGCCTCGTACTCGGCCCACAGCAGCAGCTCTGCGGTGGCGAACGTGTCGGCGGTGGGAGTGCTGCCGACCTCGCCCGCTTGGGCCTGGACGAGCAGGGCGTCCGCCCGGTCTCGGTCGAGGCCGTAGTCGACGGCGAGGCCGCGCAGGGTCTCCAGGCGGGCGGCGCCCTGGCGGGCAGCGCGTAGAGCGGTGTCGTACACCGTGGTCGTCATGCGGTCACTGTGGCACGGGTCGCGCCGGTCGCGATCTGCGTGATGCGTTGGGGGCTGCGGCCGTCGGTGGCGGCGACGAGGTCGCGGGGGACGCCGCCGGCGCGAAGCCGGCGGACGAGGTCGTCGCGGGCGTCGTCGTCGTCGGGGTGGTGGGCGGTGCGCTCGACGGCCCGGGCGAGCCAGGGCAGTGCGCTTACCCCGAGGGGGCCGTCGCCGGGAGGGAGGGGAAGCCAGCTTTCCAACACCTTCTCGGCCTGCTCGATGTGGTGGGGCAGGTCGTCGAGGGCACGCTGGTGGAGCACGTGCCAGCCGAGGCTGATGCGGGTGGGGCCGGGCAGCGGGACGACGAGGTCGACGACCTCGCGGCGGCCGTCGGGCAGCCTGCTTACCCTGCCGCGGCAGTAGGTGGCGTGGCTGATGCGGTGCGGGCTGGGGCTGTCGCTGAGCTGCAGGAGGACGGTGTCGGTGTCGTCGGTGGCCCAGACGGTAGCGGTGCCGGTGATGGTCCAGGCGCCGGCGATGCCGTGGAGGTGGGCGGCGTGGACGGCGCCGAGGGTAAGGGGGCTGCTCACGGTAACTCCGGGCGAGGTAAGAGGGCTGTCAGGCGGCGGTGGCGAGGTAGTCCTCGACGCGGGCGTCGTACTCGGTCTGGCGCATGATCACGCCGCAGACGTCGTCGCTGCAGCGGATGTCGTCGCCCTCGGCCTGGCTGAGGGAGAGGAGGCCGCACCGGGGGCAGGGGAGGGCAAGCGCGCGGCGGCGCGCCGGCTTGTCCAGCCGGTACCACCCGGTGACCTCGCTGAGGTGTCGGTGGAGCTGTCCGGCCTCGTCGGCGAGGTCTGTGGCGTAGGTGCGGGTGGCGGCGAAGGCGAGGTGGAACAGCAGGTACTGGATGGCGGTTCGGGCCTGGTGCTCGCTGTCGAGCTCGTAGGGCGCGCGGGTCGGCGTCGGAAGGATGGCCCAGGCGGACCAGTCGTTGGCCCGGCGGCGATCGTCGAGGACGGTCTCGGCCCAGCTGGTGAGGAGGCCGAGGGTGGGGGTGTTGTCGCGGCGGGGGCCGAGGTCGTCGAGGACGTCGAGGCGGCAGGGGAGGGGCGGGGTGCGGGTGGCGCCGGAGACGCGGGCCCCGCGCGGACCGGCGCCGGGCAGAAGCGCGAGGTGGGCGTGGGCGATCAGCTCGGGGAGCTGTTGGAGCTGGGTGCGGAGGCGGTCGAGGTACGGGGCGGGGAGCATGTCCGGTCTCCTGTGCTGTGCTGTCTCGTCGGCGCGGTCAGGCGAGGGGCGGGTAGTTGTCGATGCTGGGGGCGTCGACCACGGGCCTGAGCGGGGGTGGGGGGTCGCGGGGGAACTCGTCGTCGGCGGTGAACAGGGCGAGCGCCTCGGTGGTGAACCGCTCGTCCTCGCCGCGGGCGCCGCTCACGGCTGGGCCTCTGCCAGGTGACGCTCGGCCCATTCGTTGGAGTCGTGCTTCGAGCCGAGGTCCTCTTCGGCCTCACCGCAGGTCCAGCAGAAGGCGCGCCACCCGTCCTCGTCCTCTGAGATGTGGACGTCGTGGTCGGCAGGTGGGACCGCGCTGGACGAGGCGCAGGGGGCGGCCGGGTGGGCCTCGATGGCGTGGAGCAGTCTGGCGATGTGGTCGGCGCGGTGCCGGTCGACGATGCCGTGCTCCTGGCTTGCGCGGCGGCGGGCGGACTGCCAGGCGGTCCGGTACCGCCCGGCGCGGGCGGCCTGCTGCTGGAGCTGGGCGAGGTAGGTCGGGGTAGGTGCGCGGCGGGCGGCGGCCCCGGCGCCGGCGAGGGATGCGCGGAGTTGGCGGACGCCGGCGCGTAGGGCGGCGTCCTCGTCGGGGGTGAGGCGGCGGCGGCTGGCGGTGTCGACGAGGTGGTCGAGTTGGTCGGCGGAGGGTGCGGTGGGGCGGGTCATGGTTGGTGGCTCCCGGGGATGAGGTCGCTGTGCTCGGCGTCGGCGCGGACGGGGTCGGGCTGCTGGGGGTCCTGGTCGTCCTCGGCGGCGGCGAGGCAGAGGGCGAGGACGAGGGCGGTCGAGCCGGCGACCATGAGGGCGCCGGCCACCGCGGCTGGGGCGGTCACTCGGTGCCGTCGGCCCAGACGATGCGGGTGTGGCCGCCGTGGCCGTGGACGTGGACCGCGTCGTCGATCGACGCCCAGTTGACGGTGGACGGCCGGTCGCCGGTCCAGCGGATGGTGACGGTGCCGTCGGGCCACTGCACGCCCCAGGCGACGACGCCGGTGCCGGAGACGCCGGTGACATCGTGATCGCGCTGGAGGTGGAAGAGGCGGGGGCGGGGACCGTCAGCGGGACGGGTCGTCGCAGCCGGCTCCTGCTCGGGCGTGGGGACCTGGTCCGCAGCCGCCCCATGGTGGCGCTGGATCGCCTCGTCCACGGTCCGGACGCCGAGGGCGCGTAGGACCCGGGCGAGGGCGGCGCGGACGGTGCTGGCGGCGATGCCGAGGGCGGTGGCGATGCGGCCGGTGCTCCAGCTCTGGGTGGTCCAGCGGAGGACTTCGGCCTCGCGGATGGTGAGGGGGCGGGTCATCGGGGGCCGCCGTCCTGGCCGAGCACCGCGCGGGCGACCGCGAGGGCGTGGGTGGAGTCCTCGGCGCCGTCCTGGCCGGTCTCGTCGAGGTGGAGCTGGTAGGCGGCCTCGTGGGCCAGCCAGTCGGCGAGCGGCCGGGCGAGGGCGGGGGCGGCAATCCAGGTTCCGGTTCGGAGTCGGTTGACGGCGGCGGCGAGCAGGTCGGCGGGCTGGTCGGTCACGGGGTGCTCCTCGGGCCGGGGTGGGGCCGCCCGTGGTGACGGGCGGCAGACGGGTGTCAGGGGTCAGGCGGCGTGCTGTTGCCGCTGGGCGGCTCGGGCCTCGATGCACGGCTGGCAGCGTGGGATGCCCTCGCGCCGGTGGATCCAGTAGCCGGCTGCGGTGCCGCACTCCCCGGTCCAGTCCGGTACGGCGGCCGGGTCGTCGATGGTGTCGTCGTCCCACGCGCCCACCGGCGCCCAGCCGTTGGCACGGGCGTGGTTGCGGGCGCGGGCGACGGCCTGGGCGGTCACGCCCTCGGTCAGCGGGTCGGTGGACCACAGCTCGTTGTAGGAGCTGCGGACGGCGCGGGCGGTTCGGACGATGGTGCGGTCGCGGCGGAGCAGGGCCGAGATGTTGCCCGGCGTCGACCCGATGCGGTCGGCGAGCTGGGCCTGTGGCCAGCCTGCTGCGGTCAGCGCTTGGAGGCGGCGGATACTGCCGGTCGCGTCGATGATCAGGCTGCCGGGGAGAATGTCGATGGTGGGCTCGACGTTCAGGATCGCGAGGGCGGTGGCGGGCCGGATCTGGGCGGGCGGCGGGGTGCCGCGCTCGGGCCGGCCGTGGGTCAGGTCGCGGATGCGTTTGCGGTCGAGGCTGGCGAGGGCGGCGATGGTGCGCTCGCCCAGGCCGCAGGCCTTGAGGTCGACGACGTGCGCGCGGGCGGGGGCGGCGTCGACGTAGGGCTGCCACTGGCCGCGGCGGATGAGGTGTTCGCGGTGGTCGCGGTAGGTGGCAACGGCCCAGCCGCAGGTGTTGCAGCGGCAGCCGTCGAGCTTGTAGCGGGCGTATCCGTGCGGCCGGGTCGTCATGGTGGCGGGTCCTCAGCTGGTCGGGGTGCGGACGGCATCGACGAACGCGTCGAGGTCGGCGAGGGGGATCGAGGAGCCGTTCGGGTCGGTGCGGAAGTACACGCCGGGGGTTCCGTTGATGTCGGCGGTGAAGACGGCGATGCGGTCGCCGTCGACGTCGGTGTACTTCCATCCGTCGTCGCCGGTCGGGGTGATGACGGAGATGATCTCGTCGGGCTGGTCGGTGGCGCCGTGGGTGATGCGGATCTGCATGCGGGTCTCCGTGGTGGGTGTGGCGCGCGCGGTTCGGGGCTGGACCGGTCCGGCGCGGGGGGCGTCAGGCTGCGGGCAGGGTGGCCTGTGAGAGGCGGCGGGCTGCGGCTTCGCAGTAGCGTTCGTCGGCCTCGATGCCGATGGCGCGGCGGTCGGCTTGGCGGGCAGCGTCGAGGGTGCTGCCGGAGCCAGCAAACAGGTCGACGACGAGGCCGCCCTCGGGACTGCCGTAGCGGATCAGCAGGTCGAGCACTGGGACGGGCTTCTCGGTGGGGTGTCGGCGGGCCCTTACGGCGGAGGCGGTGATGACGGACAGCTGGCATCGGAGGCCGTCGTCGGTCCATGTGCCGGCTGGCCGGTGGGTGTAGGTGTCACCACGGCCGCCCCGGGCTCGCTTCACGGTGCCCGTCTTCGGGCGGTTGCTGGGTACCCGCGGCGTCTCGTGGTGTATGTCGCTCCAGGGCCCCTGATACCAGTGGAAGACGTGTTCGTGTGCACGCCGGAACCTGTCGGCCTGTACGCCGGTGCCGGCGGTCTTGGCCCAGATGACGTCTTGGGACATGCGCCAGCCGGCTGCGATGAAATCGGCGTAGTGATCAAGGAAGATGCGGGCGGTGCCGAAGCACCACATGGAGCGGGCCACGGTGGCGGCGAGCGCGACCCAGTCGTCCGGCCACTCGTCCCAGGTGCAGCTGCCGGTACGTTGCATGATCCCGTAGGGCGGGTCGGTAACGATTAGGTCGGCGGTGATTCCGAGGGCGGGGAGGAGCTCGCGGTTGTCGCCGTGGTAGAGGGTGACGTGGTCGTCTTGGTAGTAGGGCTGGGGCACGGTGCTCCTCGGGGTCGCGGCGGGGCTGTGCGGGCGTGTGGCGTCCTTGCGGGCGGGCGGTGGCCGACGGGTCCGGTCCGGCGCTGCGGGGCCGTCAGGCGGGCGGCTGGGGGTCGCCGGGGGCGGGCTCCGGGTTGAGCGCCGCGCGGATCTCGTCGAGGAGGTTGCGGGTCTGCGGTCCGATGCAGTGGTCGGTCCACTGCTCGACGACGTCGAGGGCGGCGTCGAGGCGGCCCTCGGCGCGGGGCTTGGTGGCGTCGTTGACGATGGCGGTGACGACGGCGCCGCGGAGCTCCTTGTCAGCCACCGTGCGGGCCTGGATGGCGTCGAGGTCGAGGGGCGCGGCGGCGGTCAGGTGCTGGGTCATGGGGTTCTCCTGGGCGCGGTCGGGCAGGTCCGACAGGGCTGCGGTCAGAACGCGACCGCGCTGGGCATCGCGATGATCTCGACCTCGCGAGGGTGGAGCTGGCGGGTCGCGATACACAGGGCGCCGGCGTGCCCGCGGTCGCGGGCGCCGAGCTTGCGGAAGATGCGGCCGAGGTGCGACTTGACGGTGAGTTCGCTGATGAACAGCTCGCGGCTGATCTCGATGTTGCTGCGGCCGTTGATCACCAGCCGCATGACGCGAAGTTCACTCTCGCTCAGCCGTTGACCGAGCTGTGCCGGGCGGGCGGGGGGCATAACGGGCTCCCGGGGATCAGGCTGGTGCGGGTTGCGGGTTGCGGGTTGCGGGTTGCGGGTTGCGGGTTGCGGGGTGGCCCCGCCGACCGTGTCTCGGCCGAGGATGGTCAGGCCGATGGCAGTGGCGACGAGGACGAACAGGGGCTCACGAGCAGGCGGTGATGTTCCAGCCGCCCTCGATGGCCTCGACCTTGGCCACGCGCAGCAGCGGGCCGCAGGGCCAGGGCACGGAGTCGCCGTCGGCGATCCAGCAGCCGAGGCAGAGGTCGGGGTCGCAGGGGTTGACGGCGGGGACGAGGGGGTGGTCGGTGACCACCTGCGCGAGGGTCATGTCGGTCCTCCAGGGCTTCGGGGTGGTGGGGGAGTCGTCGGGGGCCTCGAGGAGGTCCGGGGTGATCTGCCATCCGTCCTCGACAAGGGCGGCGGTGATACGGACGGCGAGCGCGTCGGGGTGGCTGTGGCCGGCCCGGGCGGCGTCGTGCGCGGCGGTGCGGATGATCTGCACGGCGGCGGGCGGGATCACGCGGCGGCCTGCTGGACGAGCCAGGCGTCCAGGCGGCTCGGGTGGCTGCCGGTGCTCAGCTCGTCGCCGTTCAGTCGGCCACCGCTGGGACGGGTGCACGGGTCGCCGCGCCGGGCCCGGCATGCCGGGACGGGGCACGGGATCGTCCATTCGGCGCGGCGCGCGGTACGGAACTGATCGAGGGCCTGGCGGACGTCGGCGGGGATGTACGGGGCGGCGTCGTCCCGGGTCGGCGGGGTGCGGCCGATACCGGCGACGAGCTCGGCGACGGCGAGCGGCGGGCCCTCGGCGATCGCGGCCGGGGTGGGCTCGGCCTCGCCGACCGCGACCGCGCGCCGGGTTGCGCCGAGCTCGCGGCACCAAGCGCCGGAACGGTCCGGGTCGACGGCGGGCGTCGGGTCGGTGTGCCGGGCGAGGCGGGCCCTGCTCCAGGTGTCCCAGCGGGTCGCGATGTCGGCGGGCATCACCGACCAGGGCGAGGTCCGGTAGTGCTCGCGGGCGGCCCGCAGCGCGAAGTCGTACGGCACGCCGGTGAGTGCGGCGGCCCACATCAGGGCCTGTGCCCGCTGCTCGGCGTCGTCGTCCTTGCGGACCCGTGGGTCCGCGAGCGCGATCTCGGCGATGAGCCGCGGTATCAGGTCGGGTGTCATGTCTGCCTCATCTCGTCTGCGAGGGCGGCCATGGCGGCGAGGTAGGTCCCGGTGCGACTCGGACCGTCGGCGCCGCCGGGCGTCCCGTCGGGGAGGGGTTGGAGGGTGAGCCACTGCGTGAGGAAGAACCGGGCGCTGAAGGGCCGGTCCTGGACGGTGCGCCAGACGCGGGCCGCGTACTCGACGAGGGCGTCCGCGCCGACGGTGGCGATTTGCCGGGCGAGCTGCTCGCGTTCGTCGGGGCTCAGCGGCCAGGACACCCGCATGCCGGCGGCCTGCATTGCGGAGGCCAGCCGGGTAACGGCGGCCTCGTCGTCCTCGGCGGCGCCCGGTGCGGCCGGCACCTGGCCCGGGGCCACGCGCGCGCGGTGGTCGTGGAGCCTGTCCCTACCGTAGGTAGGTAGGTATCTGTAGGCGCCCGCCGGGGACGCTGTCCGGACCGCGTCCGGGGACGCTGTCCGGGGGCGTCCGGGGACGCTGTCCGGAACCTCGGAAGGCGTTCGCGGACGCTGTCCGGAACCCCCGCCGGGGACGCTGTCCGGAACCCCCGCCGAGGACGCTGTCCGGACCGCGTCCGAGGACGCTGTCCGGACATCCCTGGCGGCCTCGGACGCGGCGATGCTCTCCTGCTTCTCGGCAGCCCGGGCCCGACGCTGCCGGGTCTCGGTGTAGTGGAGGAGGTGGCGGGGCCAGTCGATCTCTTCCGTGTCCGGGAGGATCGGAACCATCAGCTGATAGACCGTCGACGCGTTGGGGCGCCGCTGCTGAGTCAGCATTCCGGCCTCGGTGAGGACGCGCAGCGAGCGGGTGACCGACTCGACCCCGCAGCCGGCCAGCGAGGCCAGGGTCTCGCGCGCCGGGAAGGCGCGGCCGCCGTCGGCGTCCGCGTAGGAGGCGAGCCACACCCCGATCCGGGCCACGGCCGCCAGGTCGCGGCTGCGGACACGCAGGACCTCGGCGCGCAGCCGCGTGGTCCAGGTGTGCCGGGCCGCCGGGAGGCTGGCCGGGCGGGTGCGGGTGGTGCTCAAGGGTGCCCTCCGGGCGGTAGGTGGGGTGGTCGCCGGGCGGCGGGCGAGGACTCGGCTCGCCCGCCACCCGGCCGCTCGGTGCCGGGTCGTCAGGCCGCAGCCGGGGCCGGTTCGCGCAGGGTGCGCCCGCACGAGCAGCGCAGGGCGCCGTCGGGCGAGGGCTCCAGGTACTTCCAGCGGTGGAAGGGGCACGGGGTGACCAGGCCGGCGCCGGGGGCGTGCCGGGTGATCGCGTTGCGCGGGTCGTACGGGCCGCCCATGGCGCGCACGGGGTGCAGGTCGAGGCAGGCCAGGCACTGGCCGACGGTGCCGGGCGGGATGGCCAGGGTCAGCCGTTCCTTCCGGGAGCCGGGGCAGGTTCCGGGCAGCTCGTTGTCGCGCGGGTTGAAGACCAGCAGCCGTCCGGCGGGGCCCTCGGGCTCCTGGCCGGCGCCGACCGCGCGGCCGTCGCACGGCCCGCACACCTCGGCGTCGGCCGGCACCGCCTCCTTCGAGAGGAACTGGTCGTCGAACACGGCCCCCTGACACCACAGGTGGTAGACGGTCCGGCCGGTGCAGTAGCGGACGCCGGAGCGCACGCGGTGCCAGCGGCGCATCCGCTCGGTCTTCACGAAGCGGGGGCCCTCGGTGAGCGGCTCGGCGTCCGGGCCGTACATGCCGACGCTGCTGCTGACGGGCGGGAACAGCGGGACCATGGCGGTCTCCTCCTTGCAGGTGGTTCGGGGCTTCACCTGCGGCCGGTGGCGGCCTGGGCGAGGCGGTAGGTCTGGGTGGTGCTGCGGCGCCTGCCAGAGGCGATCGCTCGCGCGTCGACGAGGGCGCTCGCCGAGGCCGGGGTCGGCAGGGTCTGCGGGGTGTAGCCGGGCCCGGGCTGCGACTCCGGGTGTCCGGCCTGGGCCGCCGGGGTGTGCGCGGGGCACCGGGGGCCGACCACGTACGGCCGGGCGGTCCGGCCGCAGTGGCGGTCATCGGCGGGCAGCCACTGCCCGGCGGCCGCCGGTCACCGGCGGCGCCAGGCCGGAGGGAGCGTGACGAGAGCCTGGTTGACCTCGTCACCGACCGGCACGCCGGCCAGGTCCAGCTCGGTGAGCAGGCTCAGGGCGGCCGTGATGACCTCCGGCCGCCCGCTCGACAGCCCGTTGGCGATGTGGTCGACCACCGTGCGCCGCATGACGACGTCGGCGGACTCGGGCTGAGGAGCGGGCATCAGGAGCCTCCGGTCAGTCGTTGCGCGGGCGGGGAAGGGCGGCCGCGCGGGCGCGCCGGTAGGCGCGGCGCCGACGGCGGCGCGCGAGCTGCTCGCGGCTCGGCCAGTAGGCGATGGCGACCGCGGCGGCCACGGGGGCGGAGAGGATCGCGCCCGAGGCGATCGGGCCGAGGGAATTGCTCACTGGGCACCGTCCTCGACGGGCAGGTACGCGGTGGCGTAGACCGGCGAGCCCGCGATCATGGTCGAGTGGTGCAGCGACACCACCGACAGGCGCTGGCCGTCGATCTTGCTCGTGATCTCCGACTCGTCCGTGTCGACGCCGAGCGCCGCCGCCAGAGCCCGCACCGCGTCCCGGCCCTCAGGGCTGCGGTCGTCGGGTTCCACAAACAGCGCGCCGTCCGAGTTGACCCGCCACACGAGCGGCAGGCTGCCCAACTCGATGTGCTGAGCCACCAGGACATGAAGTGCGGCGATCGTTGCGAGGGCGGGGGGCATCACACCGCCACCGCCGTCCGGGCCGGGGCGACTGCGACCAGGCGCACCATCACGTCCTGGACCGTCGCGACGATCGTCCATCGGAGACCGCCGGCGACCCGGTCGGACCACACGCTGTGCGTCCCGATCGTCTGCCGCCAGCCATCCAAGGCCATCAGGGCCCGCGGTCCGCTGAACTGGCCGACGACCGCGCCGGCCGCGTCGACCGTCCAGGTCGGTGCCTCGCTCGCGCCGGACCCGGCGGCCATGCGCGTCAGGTGGACCACGGCCTGCATCGCGGCTGCCTGCGCCGCCAGGTCGAGGGCGCTCACGCCGCCACTCCCAGGCCCCGCGGGTGCAGGGCGCGCACCAGCGGAGTGTCCGGCAGGGACCCGGAGGCCGTGGTCTCGGCGACGACGGACAGCATCACGCCCGGGCAGCCCGGGATCTGCCCGTACGACAGGACCCAGCGCAGCCCGCCGGAGGGACGCGTCAGTCCGTTCGGGCCCGTCTCGTCCCGGCCGCCGACGACGGCACTGCGGGGCGCCGACGCGGAGTACCAGGCGGACAGCTCTCCGATCGAGGCGGTCACGGTGGCCCGGCGGCCATCGGGGGCGAGCTCGACGGCGTCGATGGACTGAGCGGGCAGGCCGGCGCGGGTGCGGAGCACCGCGATACCGGCGAGCACCGTCCGCTGCGGGACGTAGGGGGCGGCCGCCGGGGGGATACCGGCGGGGGCACGGGTAGGCTCGATCATGCGGGCCTACCTCCTTTCGTTTCGGGTTGATCGGTGGGCCCGGGGTCGCTCTCCTGGGGTCGCAATCCGTGGGGAGCGGCCCGAACCTGTTTTGGGGTCAGGCGGCGAGCGGCTGCTGGCGTCGCGGCCGGCGCGGCTCGGGGGCCTGGCGGGTCGGGTCGAGCGCGAGGTTCGACCGGGAGTCATTCGCCTCCTGCGCGTCGAGCCACGCATCGAGGGCAGTCCGCCGGTACATCACGCGTCCACCAGCCCGGAACCCGGGCGGGCCGCTCCTGCGCTCGCGGAGGCCGCGCAGGCCCTTGGTCGACCGGCCGATGTAGGCCGCAGCCTCCTCCAGCGTGAGGAGGTGCTTCTCGGGTCCGCTAGTACTCATTGCTCCCCTCCATTGCTCATTGGGAGAGATCAGCGATCTCGGTGATCTCGGCACCCAGCCCGGCGGCGATCCGCTTGATCACCTCGGGTTGGGCGCCGCGCTGCCCTCGTTCGATTCGGGACGGGTGCGCAGGTGAGACACCGACCAAGGCGGCGAACCGCCGCAGGCCGTAGCCCGACCGTTCGCGCCTGTGCCGGATGTTCGGTCCGTGCGCTCTCACACCGAGAACCATATGAGCAATGATGGGCAATGGCAAGGCATTGTGAGCAATGAAGCGGAATGATTGCTCTCACCTGGGGGAATGGCGGGAACCCGACGCGCACGGATGGGCAGCGATCTGGGATGCTGTTGCCTATCGTTGTCCGTCGAGGTATCTGGGAGCCCGTGATGAGCGCAGCCGGAGAGGCTGGCCTCGACTGGGCCGCGCTCGGTCGCAAAATCCGACAGGCGCGGGTGAAGATCGGCATGACGCAGGCAGAGCTCGCGGGCGCCGCTGGCCTTGACCGGAAGTCGATCAGCAACTACGAGAACGGGCGGCCGCCCGCCCGCGCCGACCGAGTGCCTGACGGCTACTACAAGGTTGGCGAGATCCTCCAGTGGGCCCCCGGGGCGGTCGAGGACTACTTGCTCGCTGGTGCCGAGGCCAGGCCGCATCCAGGCCCAGCGCCAATGCCCCCGGCGGCAGCGCCGTTGGACCTGTACCCGTTCGTCGGTCGCTTTGCCCGTGCGGCGGTGGCGGCCGGCGGCGATCCCGCATTGCGCGATGTCCTGGAGGAGGTGGCGGACCGCCTGCTCCGGTCGATCCCCCAGGGGCAGCCCAAGGCGGTGCAGCAGTCTGGGTACGGCCTGGCCGCGTATCGGCCGCACGCGTGGGCCGAGGGTGACGCAGGCGTGCCGGAGGATGACGCGGTGCGGATCGAGCAGGCGTTGGAGGAGTACAACCGCGGGCGCCGTCAGGATCCGTAACTCCCCGACATACCCGCGACACGCGTAACTTAACGTGCTTATTTCCTCACGTTTCCTCGTGCGCATATGCCAGAATCTGTCTCCCGGCATGCCTCCCACACGTCAGGATCTTTGGGGGAGAGGCATGCCCACTGCCGCTGTTGTCGCCGGGCTGTCGCACGACCCGCTTGCCGAGCTGGACCGCATGGGAATACCCATCGTCCGGCAGTGGCTGCGGGACACCTGGGGGGTCTGGTCCCCCGCACACCGCGCTGTGGTCATCGCCACCGGGCTGTCCCCGGTTGAGGAGCGATGCGTTCTCGCGCACGAGCTGGAGCACATCCTCGTCGGCGACACCGGGTGCGGCGGGCGAGACGGGCTGAGGGCCGAGCGGCTTGCCGACCTGCGCGCCGCCCGAAAGCTGGTGGCCCTGTCGGACTTCTGCCGGGTGCGGCAGTGGGCTACCAGCGAGGCGGAGATGGCCGAGGAGCTCGGTGTCACGACCTGGATCCTGCGGACCCGCGGGGCCGACCTGGAGGGGGGTGCCCAGTGGCTGGGTACATCGAAGATCGCTGGCTGA